ACAATATAGAATATTTATTTGTATCATTTTTTACATATATTTATATAAAAAAATCAGGGTCATAATTTAATCGTGTACTACTTTTATGATATTCTGTTTGACCACCATGTCCATAATCGCCAATAGCATCTTCAACTGCCATCATTGGATACATCAATGCACGGTTTCCTTGTTTTGTAATTGTCCAATCTGGACTAAAATGTGGCAACGAAGAATTTACTAATGTTTCATCCGCATAACCATTTCCAAATTTTTCTATTAAAAACTCAGCATGTTTTCTTGTTACCATGTACAAATGTGCACCCCAATGACCATGTTCAGTAGCTGGATAATTATGATATTTATATGGACGATTTTCAAAATGGCGTTTCAAATCATATCCTTGTATCCAATCTTCAATTGCATAATTAGTCATATGTCCTAATAATAAAAAATCTAAATTCATGGTTTCAAATTCGTTGATAATATTTGGCAAATGACTTGTAAAATCTTTACGCAAATAAATATCATCTTCGCAAAAAAATCCATATTTTTTATCAGTTTTTAAAAATAATTTTAACATATCAATATGTCCATATGTAATTGACCAAAGTCGTTTAATTCCTTCGCCAATTGGTTGGTTTTCAATTCTAGGGTCGGTTATTTCTACGCCTTCAAAAATGTTCAAATCCAACCCAACTTTTGCAAATCGTTCCTTCATATTTTTATACCGAACTGGATTTTTGTAACATAAACAATAAAATTCACACTGATTTATAATGGATTCCATATAATTGTATATGGTATATATTTTTTATATTCTTTGTTTTGTTATAACTTTTTCTCTAAAAAATTGAATTAAATATAATACTTAATAATTATACACCAAAGATACAAAGATGAGTTCAGAAGTAAATCGTAAAATAGCCAATCCGGAAGTATTTCGTGAGAATATACGCAATAAAATCGCTACTATTCTTCAAGATAATACAATGTCTATTAATCTTGAAAAAGGTATTTATAATTATACTATCAAAGAAGCAAATACACGTAAAATTGTGAAAAAATGGGAAAATCCAGCATTTTCGCAATTATATTTAGACCGATTACGTTCAATTTATATTAATTTGAAAAATGAAGAATTATTAAAACAAATCAAACAAAACGAAGTAACTCCGCAGAGTATTGCTTTTATGACTCACCAAGAATTAAATCCAAGCCACTGGCGGGTATTTATTGAACGCAAAATAAAACGCGATGCTTCTAAATATACTTCCAATATTGAAGCATCTACTGATATGTTCACTTGTAAAAAATGCAAATCGAAAAGGTGTACTTATTATGAATTACAAACACGTAGTGCGGATGAACCTGCGACAATATTTGTAACTTGTCTAGATTGTGGAAAACATTGGAAATCATAATTATTACTTATAATGAAAATAAAAAACAAAAGTAAAAAATTGATAAATGTTCATATTTTTCTTTTATATATCAATCAAAAGTACTACTATGGGAAACTCTACATCATTAGAATCAAAATACCAAAATAATATTTGTGCAATTTGTAATAAAAATATTGAAATTAAAGATTTAGTAATGTGTGTTCGATGTAATATATCATTACATGAATCATGTTATGATATTGCGACAAAGTTAAATAAAACTTATATAAAATGTCCACATTGCAATCGTATTGGCTCTGTTAGTAAATTTCCATGTGCCAATTCAAAATTATAAAATTGATTATAAATTTATAATTTTGTAAGAAAAATAGAAATAAAAATGGGACAATTTGAAACAGATGCTTTGAATTATGTATTAAGTACATGCAAAAAACACATTCTATATAGTTTTGATACAAATGATAAACGAAATAAAAAAATAAATTTTGTTAACGAAATATTTGAAATTACAGTTTATAAAGAACATTTTAGTAATACGTGTTTTGAACAATTTCGTGTTTATTTCGCTGGAATATTCCATAATAAAATTCTTACATCTTCATTTTATTTGGAATGGAAAGATAATATAATCGGCAGCGAATTGTTACCAGCAAATACACATTGGGACCCAAAAACAAATACATTTAGTAATCGTAGTATAAAAATAAGATATGTAGAACGTGTATAAAAATTCATACAAATGATTTCGATATTAAATCATATATACATAACATATGGTGAACGGTTTCGCTATTTAACTCATTAAATATATACATATCAAACCCATTGTTCATTATTTTTTTTATATAGGAATCTTCAATTACTCCATTATAATTATTTGCAATATATATCATATTATTCGGCTTATTTATTATGTAAGTATTTTTTTCATTTTTTTCAAATATTTCATATATTAAAATATCGTAATAACTATCAATATCGTTTATATTTGCATATATATCATAATCACATATTATATTTGTATATTTACTAAATAAATTTTGTATTTTTTCACACTTTTCGACACTATTATAAACTAATAATATTTTTATAAAGTCCATATATATTCTTCAATATATTATTTTGTATTTTCAAAATAAATATAAATATTTATTAATTTTTTTTATATAATGCAGTAGCCCAACACCTGTCTTGGATACACAAAAAACATTGATGATGATTGTGCATGTATAATTTTGTAATTTCTATACAACAATCACAATATTTATGTTGTTTACATATGTGTTTTAGTTCTTTTTTTTCTTCTAGACAAATGGGACATATCATTATATAATGCGCATATCTTTTATTTTTCCTAAATATTTTAATTATTGGCTGCATTTGTAATCACAAAATTATTTTTGTGATTACAAAAAAATTATTCTTACAGTGGAATAATTATATTATTCTTACAGTGGAATATTCTATTCTTTTAATGACATCAAATTTACTAATTTAATAAATATGTTAATAATATCCAAATAATAATCCATAGATGCTGTTATAAAATCCCCATAATAATCTTTTTGTAAAATTTGGTTTGTATCATATACAATGAATACCGAGAACAATGCCAATCCGAATACTAGAAACCCTTTTACAAAATTTGAATAATTTCCCATAAACATGGTTACTATTTTTACAATAATATACAATAATAGTATTAGTAATAACCATCCACCAAATCGAGACGTTAATTCCACTCCCATTAAAATCATTGCCAATCCAAATAAAAACATACTACCAAAAATACTCATTGTTCCAAATATAGCAGTTTTTATGATTGCTGGGTCAACACTATTTCGTAAAAATGATAATAAATACCCAAACATAGATGATATACAAGTAAATATGATTGTTTTTAACCATAATGGTAAGTCCAGTGATATTATAAATATCAATGCAAATAATCCAATTGCTAATAATATCCATAGTTTTATATCCAATTTTTCTTTTTCATTTTTTGAATTTTCCATGACATAATATGTTATTCCCAATTGAACTATCAAGTTCAAAAAAACAGTCATTAAAAATCCTTTTTTTTCATCCAATAGTTTGAAAAAATTTTTGTTTTTTCCAAAAGATACTAAATTACCTCCTTTTTGATTCTTACCGAACAACGTATTATACAGATTTGTATTTACCATCTATATAATATAATTATACATATTCTTCTTCCATTAGTTCACTGGTACAATCTAAATAATTTTCTGTAACAACAGTTTCGATTGGTTTTAAATCAAAAATACTTTTGATAGCACTTGTTTTTTTTGATTTGGGAGTAGGTTTAGTAACACGTTTTGATTTTTTTGGAATTTCTTCTTCACTATCGTCATCCACATCGTCGTCATCATCATCATCTTCATCTTCATCATCATCAACTACAAATCCATCTTTAACATATCCTGTTTTTGTTCTAGGAACATCATCATCACTATCATCGTCGTCATCATCTTCTGAATCTTCGTCCCCTAAATCTTCAAATCCACCATATAATGTTTCATATATAGTATTCCAATTTGATTCGGTTAAATCAACCACTTTATCTGGATTAGATTCCATTTTTTTTACAACGACACAATTACCAAAAAATAATGTATTATCAATCGGTGGAGGAAATTCGTATTTATTTTCTTGGTTTGCTTTTCCAGTAGTCTTACCATATACGCTTATTGTGTATTTTTTAGAATCCATATCGATTGTCCATGAAGTATGACATTTGAACCCTTCTGCGGATTTGAAACCGGCTTTTTTGTATAATTCATTTTCATCATAATTTTTAAAATTTACTTCTTTAATTGAACCTAATTTTTCAACAATTATAATAGACGGCATTCTTTCTTCTCTAAAATATTTAGGAAATTCTGTTTAAGTATTTTCCAAAAATATTTTTTTGACTTCTACGTAATTATTAATCATATCAAATCTATCTAAAAACATATAGATATTTGAGAACATAAATAATCAATGTTATGGCTTTTTCAAAATATCATTATATCCATTACTATTATTATTCTTATCCATTATTTATTCAATTATTTAAAAGATACATATTCAACCAAGAAAACAAAAGATTTAGTAAAAACTCAAACTGAGAAATATAAAATAATTTTAGACGAAATGATGAATAATAAAAATGAAATGGATGAGAACATGTTTATTTTTAATAGCGAAAATATGCAATCTGAGCTGGATTCATATTTGGATAAAGAATTGTCTTTATAATATATATAGTAATCACATGCCAAGAATACCATCCAGTAACAGTTCAAAATCAAAGAGTAGTAGTTCCAAATCAAATAGTAGTCGCAAATCAAACAGAAGTAAAAAAACAAGAAAAACCGTTAGAAAAACAGTTAAACGTGAACTTAAAGGTAAAAAAATTCCAGTATCTCAAATTGATAGAATTATTGCATTTCAAAAGAAATCGGATGCAACAATTCCACCTTTTCAACCTAGACCAGATGAACATTATGAAAGAGTGAGAGAAGTTCTGTCTAAATTACGTTTTGATAGAGATGAAAATTTAGCACAAATTACAACATATTTAACTGCAATAAGTAAAGCAACCGATGCATCAAAACGCGAGGTTGGATTGATGGAATAAAACATTTATTAAATAGATATAAAAACATTTTTACGTATATTTAATAAAGTAAAATGGAACTCAATGCTATTCAATGTCAAAATCTTATGAAACGTTTTCCACCATTTGAACTTTCCTATGAAACAATTTCACATAAGAAAGTTTCTCTTAATTATAATATTACTTTGGCTATTCCTGCGGGAAAGAAATTTTTCGCATGGTTTACCTTTTATAAAAATATGGATGTGTGTTATTTAATGGAATTAAATCGTGATAAAAAAGTAAGTAAAATAACTAGAATCAATACGATTTTTCAGCCATGTCTATCATTAGGAACTGTATTATATGGAACTATTTTAGAAAATACAGACCCCGCCGATGAAAAAAAATTCTTTGTAATTGAAGACATTTTTTATTACAAAGGAATTTCGATTGGGTCTTTCTTATTTAGCGAAAAATTAGGATATTTACATGATTTCATGAAAAATCAAGTAGTTCAACGATTTACATGCAAAAATGGTTTAGTATTTACATTACCATCATTATGGTACAATAAACAAACATGTGATTTTGAATGCAACATCAACATTCCTGAAAAAATTAGCAAAGAGATTGGCTATACCATTCATCATTTACAATATCGTATGTTATCTTGTATTGCTCCTTATTTGAATATTTCTTTGACAAAAAAAATTAATACACCAATCGCAGATGTCTCAAAACCATCCACTGTATTTTATAAACCAGTTATTGATTTTACTAAACCCCAATATAAATATCCAACTACATTCCATGTAATAGCAGACATACAATTTGATATATATCATCTGTTTGCATTTGGTAAAAACAAATCGTTGGTATATTATAATGTTGCATGTATTCCGGATTATAAAACAAGTATTTTCATGAATGGATTGTTCCGAAACATTCGTGAAAATAAAAATCTGGATTATATTGAAGAGAGTGATGATGAAGATGATTTTGAAAATGTTGCCGAAGATAGGTATGTAGATGTTAATAAAACATTATTAATAGAATGTATATTTAGTCCTAAATTTAAAAAATGGATTCCAAAACGCGTTATGCCAAATGGGTCCATGGTAGTTCACATCAATAAATTGGCAAATACATTTAACCAATAGATTTACATACTTTCATACATAAGTCTAACTAAACCATTCAATACTTTATCATATTCTAATATCAATTCCAATTTATCATTTTCAGAACAGGTTTTTATAAATTCTTTTTCTTCATTTGTTAATTGCAACATATTTCTTATATTGTGAATTATTTGTCTTAATGGCGGTTTATTTTCTATAATAATATTATTTTCCATATATATAGAAACTTATAAAAATGAAACCAAAAACTCAACGAAAATGGTCGTTAAAATACAAAAGAAGTATTAACTGCAAAAAACCAAAAGGATTTTCACAACGCCAACATTGTAAATATGGCAAACGACCAAAAACGTTAAAGAGAAGTTACAAATAGATTTCTATTTTAGCATATATTCATATTTATCGTGAATATTATCTCGGTATAATGATTCCATATGATGCACTGTAATATCTGCATATATTACTTCCAATTTAGGTAAAGATAATTGTTTTATTATACGAATTTGAGTTTCTTCTAAATTTTCCATATTTATTTCTATTTTGGATGCTTCAATTGAATTCTGTAACTTTTGTTTTAGTTTTGACATGTTTACTTAGGTATTTATTTATTTTTCATTTTTGTATAAAAAATAAAATCAATTTTTTAGCGTCGGTTCAATATTTTTCAACCTATTCTGTAATAACAAATTTTCATATACTATCTTTTCCATTTCCATCCTGCGTTTATGAAGAATCATTTGACGTTTGAAATCTTGTACTTCTTTCATGCGTCTATCTGTGCGATTATCGATACATGATTGTTGGCTTATTAAACGATTTGCGAATTTTATATTGGATGTGTTTATAATATCTATTTTACGATTGTATTCATTTTCCCATTTTTTGGAAAAAGGTAAATGTTTAGGTTCTCCATTATCGATTGTTGGTTTTGCGTTTTGTAGGCGTTCTAAATGTTGTTCATATAATTTTTTGGAATACCCTTTTCTATATTGGATGTCTAACATGATATTCTATATAATACTCATATTTTTATATACTTATACTATATAATGGGAGGTGTATCTGTAAACGAATCTACTATTGGCGTTCTACCTAGCGCACTTGTTACTGGATTAAGCGGCTCTACTTATAAATATGAATCTACTGGTGGAACAAAATCCAAGAAATCCAAGAAATCCGCTAAGAAATCAAGAAAATCTGCAAAGAAATCCGCTAAAAAATCAAAGAAAACATGCAAGAAATGGTTTCCTATGCTTGGATTCTAATTTTCTAAATTATCCAATTGAATCAAACATTTACGAATCGGCGCGTCTTCTAAACATTTAGGGGTTTCTTCGTTGATTTTTTTCGGTTCAAAAACATGCGTCCAAGTTTTGTCGGTTTTCCAATCCAAACTCATATTCGTATATTTACGGCTATCTATTTGACGAATACGATAATTTGACTTTTTATAAAACGCACGGCGCTGCTTCCACTGGTTTTGAAACAAATCATGAGAATCCACTATATCCACTATAATCGGATTCTCATGTTTTACACGTAATATACGACCGACAGATTGTGTTATATCCGTTTTAGGTGTTACCATTACCAATGATGATAATGTTTTTATATCCAAAGCTTCGGCCGCCATTGCATATGTAGCCAATACAATTTGTTTTCCTTCGGTTTCTTGTAAATCGCATTGTTTCATTCCACCTACATAATATCCTACTGATGCAATTTTCTTATGTTCTATTGCATCATGTAAGTATGTCAATAAAGACCGATTATGGCATAATATCATTATTTGATTGTCAGGATTTTCCTGGATTAAATCGCCTATAACACGAACTATGAAATCGCTACGAGGTCCGAACTCGCACAATTTTGAAATCATGGTACTGTATTTTGGACTTCCTCGAAAATCATATTCAACTTCATTGAATTCATTATCAGTAGAAACATAGTTTATTGCACGGACGCATACATCATCGTCTGAATTACGTTTTTCAGTATATATTTTTTCACCAATAAACATATATAATACTTTTGTCAATTGGTCTTTTCTATCTACTGTTGCAGATATACCCAACATATATGGCGTAATTGTTTTTAATAAAGTTCTTGAAAATTGTTCACTACCGATACGATGTACCTCATCTACCACTGTGAGTCCAAAAGATGAAAATGCATCCAAAGGATATTCTTTATCATAAATTGTTTGTATCATACCAATTACAATATCTTTTCCATCAATATCAAAGATAGGTCCTTGTATTTTTCCAACCCGCGCGGTTGGCAAGAATTCTCCTATACGTTCTATCCATTGGTTCATCAAGAATTCTTTGTGCACGATAATGAGAGTCTTTTTTTTCAATAATGATATTATTTTTAGCCCCATCACAGTTTTGCCTCGTCCACATGGAACTTCTAAAATTCCACCACTGCATTTATGCTGCGAATTTACACATATAGGTTTATCTACATATTTCATATATGTATCAATAATATGATCTTGATAATCACGCAAAGGTTTTGCAAATGGAACGTCAATATCATCACCGCAGCTGATTTCACTTTTTGAAGGTAATCCATATCGTTCTATTCCATAAAATCGTGGTATGTATATTTTGTTCGTATTTTCACGATACACCGCAAATTCGGTTTCTGGTGCAGCCGCACCGGGACCAAATACAACCGGTTTTACCGTCAAATCTTTGTATAAGAAAGCCAAATCATCTTCTTTCAATGCTTGTTTTGGTATAGTATATCCTTTTTTTCCTAAATATGCGGAATTGCAAATAGTATTTTTGTATTCTTCATTCAATGAAACAATCGGTGTAGGATTTTCAGGTTTAGCCGATTTCGGTTTTTTAGCATAAAATTTTCTATAATTCATTTTTGAATAACGGAACTATTTTGAATTATAATAAACTTCTATATTTGTTTTGTTGATGTTTCGAATTTTAGGAATATACAATCAATTTTTGGGAAACGAGAAAATATATGACAAAAAAATATAAATCTACATTATATAATGAAACTATCTTTACCAGCATCGTTGAAATCATTCAGTATCTATGAAATAGTATTCCTTTTTGTCTTTATCATATACATTGTATTTCCAATTGAAGCCCCTTTTGAAATTGCACAATATCTTGATTCTGCATTAGGAATGGCCGTTATCTTTTGTATTACTGTTTACTTATTCTTATACACAAATCCCGTTTTAGGTATTTTGTTTATTTTTGTTGCATATGAAATGTTACGTCGCAGTTCCGCTGTTACTGGACGTGTTGCTATTATGCAATATACTCCATCTGAACCTAAACGACAAGCAGAAATGAAGGCAATGAATCCACCAGAGCAAAGAACTTTGGAAGAAGAAGTTGTTTCAATGCGTGCACCAATTGGTCATAGTGAACCAAGTATTTTCACTGAAAGTAGTTTCAAACCAGTTGCTGATAACGTTGGAGGAGCTTCTTTGGTTTAATATATAAATTATTTTACAATATAAACAGTTTGTGTTATATAACTATATAAATGAGTGATTTATATAGTAATAATTTTTACAATACTTATTCTAAAAACGTTTATTCTCAAAATGGAGAAGACGGAATAGTAGAAGAGTTACTAAAACGATTAAATATAAATAATGGATGGGTATGTGAATTTGGAGCATGGGATGGTATTTATTTATCAAATACTTTTAATTTAGTTAAAAATGGATTCAATGCAGTATTTATTGAAGGAGACGTAGATAAATACAAAGATTTATTGAATACAGTGAAACAATATAATAATATAATTCCGTTAAATGCATTTGTAGACCATAATGATAGTGAAAATACTTTGGACAATTTATTAAGTAAAACAAATATACCAATAGATTTTGATATATTATCAATAGACATTGATAGTTATGACTATCATGTTTGGAAAAGTTTAAAAATATATCGTCCCAAAATAGTTATAATTGAAATAAATTCTTCTGTTAATACTGATAATAATTATTATATTCATGAACCTGGAAAATATTGCGGGACAGGGTTCAAGCCTACATATGACTTGGGAATTGAAAAAGGTTATACATTTGTTTTACATACAGGTAATATGTTTTTTATTAGAAATGATTTATTTGATAAATTAAATATTCACTATGACAATCCTCTTGAAAACTTTATAACTAGTTGGGGTGGTCGATAAATATATAAAAATACGTGCATTTTTATATATTATAATTAGGATGATGTAATATATCCTACAAAAGGAGCGACTAAAAATATTCCATATCCAAACCCAAAGATGCTAAGCATGGCATATACATAATCTCTATATGCTTTAAATCTAGGGTCTGTTCGGTCTGGTACTTTTTTACCTAGTAGATTTTTTCTATATTTTTGTTTATTTTTAGCCCCTGTATATTTTGTAACAAGTGGAAATAATATTATTGTTACGAATACTGAAATTGTTCCTATTATAGCTCCGTATATATACTTTGAAGAAATTTGATTTGTATAAAGGTCGTTTAAATATGATATGAAAAAATTAAAACCATCATTTAAAAACATTTTTAAATCAAAACCCAATTCATATCCATCTATATCTAATGTACCACGCATAAAATAAATAGATATGCTTGATATTACAGATAGAATTAAAAAGAATATACCAGCGACTCCTAATGATGTATCCTTCGTAATAAAAAGACCACCCATTGCCATTAACAATGCCCACAATAAATAGAAAATGAGAAACATCACAGTATATGTTAAGGTTGTATCTTCTAGTTTATCAACAAAAATATATTTATATGTAGAGGGAGCACCAAAAATCGCAATAAAAAATATAATTAAAAACATTATCATTGCAAATAGTATATTAATCGTTTTATTTTGCGAATCAGTACCACTATTCAAACCTACAATTGCAGTATCTTGTATAAGTGAATTGCCTTTTACATCAATTGGATAACAATCCATTTCGCCTGAACTAATATTACTTGCAATGGTTGATGCACCTATTGGTGTACCCATTGGAGCAACTCTTGGTACAACTCTTGGGGCAACTGTTGGCTTAACTGATTTTTTTTTATTTCTCGCACCTTCAACAAACTCTTCTGTAAAATTTTGAAATCCTTCATTTCCAGAAACATTTTGTAAAATATTGTAATTTTCGTTATATGATGAGAACAATTCACATGGAATATATCTGTCAAAACTATTTGCAACCTTGATTGGTTCAGTAAATACAACTACAATATCATCACCGTTTTTATAAAATATATATTTTTGTAATTTATTAAATATTTTATTCAAATTCACAGTCATTTTTAATTCGTCTGTTATAAGTTGTTCTGAATTATCAATAATTTTGTCCAATTGATTTGCAGATGTACTCTTAGAAGTTATTAATGGAAAACATGTATATATCTTATTAGTTCCGTTTGTAATACGTTTGTTCTCTATTATTAACTCTCCGTCATATTTTACTCCATTTATATTATGTGTTTTTTTGAAAATATATAATTTATTTGACATATAATTTACAGTAGGTTCTCCTGACATTAAAATAGCATTTGGTTTAACAATATTTTCAGGTGTGAAATATGGGATTTTTATATATCCGCCATTATTAGGAGTTCTTTCATATTGACTCAAATATATAGAACAATCATAATAATCACATAATACTTTTTTATCCTTCGTAATTCTAGAAGAATCACTTATATCAAAACTCATTATATAATATATAATTATTATATAATTATTTATAAAAATCGTAAATACTACAATGCTATTTCTTTCCTAAATATATGGAATATATGAAAATGTACTGTTCTCGTAAATCGTAGCTACAAAAGTATCTTTATATCCTTCAACATATACTGTATCATTATTATGTATTTCATCACATCCATATTCTCCTGTACAACTTTTACCATTCAGACTTACAGGTAATTTAGTATTCATATTACCAGTATTTGACATAGTATAATATTGCCATTTATCACGGCCATTCATTGCTTTACGACCCATTAATGGTAGAATCATTTCACCATCATGCGCATTACGAATATTTGGACGAGTCAGTATACCCATTTGAGTATAATCCATTCCTGCTCCGCGGGTTTTAATATTAATCGGTATACCACGAACATCGGCGGAATCACGAGGGAAATAATAACCATCATTTCTTAATGGTGGATTATATGGGTCGCTCATTGGGTCGGTACGTATTGTGTCGGTACGTATTGTGTCGGTACGCGTAGAAATTCCAACTAATCCGGGTGGTGGTGGATTGGGTGCAGATAATACAAGTATATTTGATTCATGTTTATTCGATTTTGTTATGTGAATATAATAAAGGTAAGCAACAATTATCAAAATAATAAATAACATAACTAATGTCATATTCTCAATACATATTACTCCTGGTAAACATTTTTTTGCCATTTATATATTTGGAATATATTATATTTTTATTTTTGGAAACTTTGGAATAGGTATTATTTTACACGAATAACATTGTTTTGTTGCACCTTCCCATGTACTTGCCATGTTTCTTCCAGCCACTGAATATATGAAACAATCAATTTGCTGGATTACATCCCATATCATTTTTTCAATGTTTTTTAAACCTAATACAAAGAATAAAAACCCAATTGGCGAGTATAATGTTTTTCCTAAAATATCTAGCGAATACCATTTAAAACATATTGGTAAAGTAACTATCATTTTAAATCCGCAAGTAATATAACTAAATATGGATTTGAATATGTTAAAAATAAAATCAAAAAATTGACCAATTGCTTTGAAAACATTACCAATTTTCTTAAAAAAATTACCTAATTCTTTCAATGGGTCTTTTGCCATATTTAATAAATAGTATCT